GCCAGTAAACAACAAGCATTAAATGAAGCCTCAAAGTCATTATCAGAATTTGATATAGTACATTATTCTAATGCTGGTAGTAGATATCGTACAGATTTTTCTAATTTAGATGGTAATACTTCTGGCCGACCAGGATTAACAAGGTCGGATTATGACAAGTTTAGACCAGATGAGGCTGTACCAGAAAAGCTTCGTAATATTATTAAAGCGGCTGATACCATCTATCAAAGAGTTGGTCTTGTTAAAAATGTTATTGATCTTATGGGTGATTTTGCTTGTCAAGGAATTAGAATTTCTCATCCTAATAAAAGGATACAGCGTTTTTACAGAAACTGGTTTGAAAAAGTAAATGGTTATGAAAGAAGCGAAAGATTTTTAAATTATTTATATCGTACTGGTAATGTTGTGATTAATCGTCAAACAGCAAAGATTAGTCTTAAGGTTAGCGATAATTTATATAGAGCGGTAGCAGCAGCAGACCTAACCATATCGGATGATGAATTAAAGGTAGAAAAAAGAGAAATACCATGGAAATATACCTTTATTGATCCAGCATATGTTGATGTGGTTGGTGGTCCATTAGCATCTTTTTCTGGTTCAAAAATTTATGCTATTACTTTACCATCAAATCTTAGAAGAATTATTAATAATCCTAAAAATGAATATGAACAAAAAATGGTGGCTGGATTACCATCATCAATAGTAGAAGCTGCTAAAACAAAAAAACCATATGTATTAGATAGCAATAAAACAATTGTATGTCATTATAAAAAAGACGATTGGGCCACCTGGGCCTATCCTATGATTTATAGCATTATGGATGATATATTCATAATAGAAAAACTTAAATTAGCTGACGTTTCAGCATTAGATGGTGCTATTAGTAATATTCGAATTTTTAAACTAGGTAGTTTAGAACATAAGGTTGCTCCAACAAAAGCAGCGACTGCAAAACTTGCACAAATATTACAAAATAATGTCGGCGGTGGAACAATGGATCTTGTTTGGGGTCCAGATATTGAATTATTAGAAAGCAAAACTAGTGTTCATCAATTTCTTGGAGAGGGTAAATATACTCCTCACCTTAATAGTATTTATGCAGGATTAGGTATTCCTCCAACTCTTACTGGAACATTCGGAGCAGCAGGAACAACTAATAATTTTATTAGTCTCAAAACACTAACACAAAGACTACAATATGGTCGTAAAATACTAACCGCTTTTTGGAAACAAGAAATAGCGATGGTACAAAAGGCTATGGGCTTCAGATTCCCTGCAAAAGTAGAATTTGATAGAATGGATCTTAGTAATGAAGATGCTGAGAAAGCTTTATTAATTCAATTAGCAGATAGAAATATTATTAGTGATGAATTACTACAAACAGCCTTTGGTCTTGATTCTGATATGGAAAAGGTTCGAGTCAAACGAGAACAAAGAGAACGAGATAACGAAAGTTATGTTCCAAAGTCTGGACCTTACTACAACCCAGAAATTGAAAAAGATTTACAAAAAATTAGTTTACAAACCGGAATTGTTACTCCTAGCGAAGTTGGTCTAGAACTAGAAAAGAAAAAGAATGGAGAAAAGAGTGCTGTTGATCTTAAAAATGATGCGCTAGTTCAGAAGCAGGCACTGGCTCCAAAAACTCCTGTTGGAGTATCTGGTCAAGGTCGCCCTAAGAATAGCAAAGATAGTGGTAAAAGGGCCACAAAGAAGTTTGCCCCACAAACAGGAGCCTCTTTACAAATTTGGGCAAATCAAGCACAAGATAAAATTAATGAAATTCTTAATCCATATTTCTTAGAGTTCTATAAGAAAAAGAACATGAGAAGTTTAGCATCGACAGAATATCAAGAAGCAGATACCACTAAAACTAAATTGTTTTTTCTGCTAGATCCTTTTGAAAAAATTAATCAAGAATCTTTACTTAATAAACTATCAAATATAGACCAGGACAATAAACTATATTCTCAATATAAAAATTATAGTAGGACAGTAGCTAGTGAGATAGATCATGAACTATCTAGTGAAGAGCTAAAAACTGTTAAAACTATAGTATTTATGGAGAACTATAATGACGTGTAACTGTAAAAATAATGATAAAAAAATACCATTTAAATTACCAGATAATTATTTAGAACTTATATTTCCGCCATCTTTCATTTATGAAGACTATAGGTCTAGTTCAAAAGAATATATAAAAATCGATAATAATATATATTTAGCAAAGAAATATATAAATGATCCAAGAGTTACCGACTCTGTTTTAAATTTAAGAAATATTATTAATCAGATAATATCTGGTATATGTCCATGCATAGGAAATAGAATCAATCATTTAAGGTTTTTCATAAGCGATGAATATGATGGACAATCTGGATTTATTCCTCTAGGATGGGTAAATAAAGACTGCGCTATAATTCATATTAATGGAGCAGACTTCTTAGAAGATCATACAGTACAAAGCAGTGACTCATGGTATCATACTATTAAACACGAAATCATACATGCTTTAGATAATTGTTCTATATGTCATGACACAAGTAATAAAGATACGGTGTTCGATACTGTTGTAGATTTATTGTATCGTAAATATATGAATTGTTACAAAAATATTATAAAAGTCACAACACATATTCCAGTAATAGATCTATCTAAATATGAAAAATCTCATCAAGATTGCGCAAATTTTGTTATTAAAGATTTAATTAGTAAAACAGATCATGCATTAGATTATGCAGCAAGGAATAAATCAGAATTCATTGCAGAATTTTTATCTGGTTTTTGTACATCATCAAGATCCTACCTCAATCCTGAAAAAAATACTCCAATAATAGACTTTCCACCAACAGACATATTGCCAGATTGTTTTAATAATTTACCACAAAATTTAAAAAATGATATACAAAATTATTGTAATGCTATATTTAATTCTATTAAAAATGCGTGTCCTAATTTAATAAATGATATATGTAATATATGGGATATTTATCTAAATAGAGATCCAGAAAATTGTAATAAAAATTATATTAATGAATTATTTATTATACCTATATGCGAAGCAACAGATTCTGATGGATGTTGTACTAATTATAAATTTATGCTTGAAAGTTTTTCTGGGTGTTGTAATTCAACTAGACTTAAAACAATTCAATTATGTACAGCAGATTTGAAAAAAAAATGTGAATGTCTTTATACTGTAGATATATATAATCCTATAGAGAAAATTGTTGATTTAATAGAAAATTGCTCTAGATGTAATACCGGCCCTACTTCCTCTAGTGGAATATCCGAAGAGACCATGCGTAATTTTGAAAAAAGCATTGTGGATTTAATTAATAGTTCTATGGGTAGTAATTCTAAATTTATTTTTTATAGAGATTTTCGTAAGTGTAATTAAAATTTATTTGAAAAACAGATGCCTTTAATAAGACAGTGTATATATTATATAATATAATGGAGATTTTATGAATATTTATCCAAATGAAATAAATGACGGTCTAGAAGATAAAATAAAAGCATCTGCTTCTGTATCTTATGCCGCTTTAGCAGAACCTGTCAATGATAGTGAAACAACCTCCAAAATAAAGGCTAATAAAGCAATTGCTGGATTAGACGATAGCGACTTATATTATGTTCAGTCCATTCTTGTTACTAGTAGTTGGAATAAAAATGACGATATTTTTGATAAATTAGAAGTATGGCAGGCTAGAAATACTCCAGAAGATAAACCAACTAATCTAGATCATAAAGAAGAAATTATCATCGGCCACATAACATCTAACTGGCCAATTACAGAAGATGGCATATTAATAGACCAAGCCACACCATCAGACAATCTTCCTGATAAATTTCATATATTAACAGGATCAGTTATTTATAAGGGATTTAGTAATCCTGAATTAAAAGAACGTTCAGATAAACTTATTGCTGAAATAGAAAATGGAACAAAATATGTTAGTATGGAGTGCTATTTCAAAGGTTTTGATTATGGTGTTCAGGACAAGAGCAGCGGTGAATATAAAGTAATTGCTCGTAATGAAGAAACATCTCATCTCACAAAATATCTACGAGCATATGGTGGTCTTGGCGAACATGAAAACTATAAAATTGGTCGTGTTTTAAGACAAATTACATTTTCAGGCAAAGGCTATGTTGACAAACCAGCTAATCCGGATAGTATAATATTTAATATGAATACAGAAAAAAATAACGGTTTTGTAAAAGCCGGTGTATTTTCAGATTGTCCCAATAATATGGAGAATAATAACATGAGTCTAGAACAAGAAATCGCCGATCTAAAAGCTAAAGTAGAAGCAGCCACAGATTGCGCTTCTGCTACCAAAGAAGCTTACACATTAGCCAATGAGCTAAAAGACAAAATTTCACAACTAGAAAAGTCGCTAGAAGAAAAGAATTCTTCACTTGCTACTCTTCAAACTTCTTATGACGAGCTAGTTTCTTCAACAGAAGCTGCCAAGAAAATGTCAGAAGAAGAAATGATGAAGAAAGAAGAAATGATGAAGAAATCAAAGTCTGAATTAGACGAAGCTTTAGAGGCCATCGCTGCTTACAAGAACAAAGAAGCAGAAATGATGAAGAAAGAAAAGAAGATGAAGAGAATGGCTTCTTTAGTTGATCTTGGTATTGATCAAGAAACAGCCGTAGCAACAGTTGACAAGTTTGAAAATCTTGAAGATGAGGCTTTTGATAGCATTGCTGAACTTCTAAGTGTTGCTGCTAAAAAGGTAACAAAACCAGAAGAAAAAAAGCCAATGGCTAGTGAAGATGTTTTAGAAACAGCTGAAACTACAGAGGCTGCAGATCTTAGTGTTGGCGGCGAAGAAGATGCTATTGAAAATACTCGCGCTGCTTTGGTTGATTTTGTTTATAACAGACTTAATAAGAAAAATTCTAAAAAGGGAGAATGAAACATGGCTCTAAAACCTGATCGCATCGAATCTTACACAGACATCTCATTTTTCATGAACACCATTGGCGAGCGCGGTGGCGTAGTTGTTCATAGCTCAACTGGCGTTGGCGCATCTATGGATGACGCTGGTGCTGTGGTTGGCTATCCAACAGGCTCACCAAGTGGCACTGTGGCTGCTGGCGTTCTACTAAATGATGTTAAAAATTATGACCTAACCAGAACCCATATCAACTGGCACAAAGACGAAGTGCAAGTTGGTGGTAAGGTTACACTACTCCGTAGAGGCCAAGTTACTACTAACGTAGTAGCACCAGGAGTAGTACCATCAGCTGGCGTTAGTGCTTATTATGATGGTCTTGGCAGATTCACCACAAATTCAACCAACAGTACCAAGGTTGGTAGATTTTTAAGTGGTCTTGATACTGATGGTTATGTCAAAATAGACGTTAATATAACTTGATATTAGGGAGAAAAATTCACATGGCTACACAACACTTTAATCCAACACCAGAACTAACCGATCTTCTTGTTAAGTCTGGTTCACACAGAAAAGAAGAGGCACTAGCTGCTAATGCAGAATTTGCAAAAGCTCTAGAGCAACCACTTCGTCAAGGTATCCTAAATGGCGATATTCTTGATGGTATCTTCGAGCCAATCACATTGGCCCAAAGTGCCACTCCAGAATTTCCATTGGATTTCCTAAGCCCTGGCACCGAGAAGGACTTTGTGGCTTACACAATTCCTAATCACGGTTATATTCCAGAGCGTCATGTTGAGGGCGATTATGTTATGGTTCCAACCTTCGATATCGGCGCAAGCATCGACTACTTGCTAAAGTATGCTCGTGATGCTCGTTGGGATATTGTTGGTCGTGCAATGGAAGTTTTAGAAGCTTCATTCGTAAAGAAAATGAATGATGACGGTTGGCACACTCTTCTTGCTGCTGGTGTTGATCGTAACATCGTAGTATTCGATAGCGATGCTGATAGCGGTCAATTCACCAAGAGATTAGTTTCTCTAATGAAGACTGTTATGCGTAGAAATGGTGGCGGTAACTCAACCTCAACCAATCGTGGTTTACTAACAGACCTTTATGTTTCTCCCGAGGCTGTTGAAGATATCCGCAATTGGGGTCTTGATCAGGTTGACGAGGTAACTCGTAGAGAAATCTATGTTGCTGCTGATGGTAGTGGCGTACTCAATAGAGTATTCGGTGTTAATCTTCATGACCTAGACGAACTAGGCGAAGGTCAAGAATACCAACTATTCTATGAAAACGTACTATTAGGCTCACTACCTCCTGGTGACGTAGAAATGGTTGTTGGTCTTGATCTAAGAAAGAGAGATTCTTTCATAATGCCAATTCGTGAGCAAGTTCAAATCTTCGAAGACGATACACTACATCGTCAGAAGAGAGCTGGCTTCTACGGTTGGGCAGAGCAAGGCTTTGCTGTTCTAGATAACAGAAGAGTAATCGTTGGTTCTCTCTGATTTTATCAGAAGATAATCAAATCAAAGAAGAAGGCTAGCTTAACCGCTAGCCTTTCTTTTTTGGTGTATTCTACCATCAGAGGGCTAAATTATGGCAGCAAGCAAATATGATTTTCCAATTGAACAAGGAACATCATTTAAAATCAGTCTAATCTACAAAGATAGTGAAGGAAATCCAATTAATTTAACCGGTTGGTGCGCCAGACTCATTTGGAAAACTAATACTAATATTACTCAAATATTTAGTTCAGATAATATAGATTATAGCGTATATAAATTTATTATTGATGATATAAATGGTAAATTGACGCTAATGATACCATCTTCTACTACTAATTCATTTTTATTTAATAATGCTAAATATGATCTAGAATTACAAAGTCCTGATGATTTATATGCTGGAGGAGGTAAATATAGTACAAGATTATTGTATGGCACAGTAACCATAATGAAACGATTTAGCCAATCTAATAACGCATTGGACTGTAATAATGAGTGATTTTATAGTTGAGATAGAAACAGCACAAAATACTATTGATATTGAAACTAGTTTTTTAGATACTATCAATAATATTGAAATAGAAAGATATGAAACATTTGAATTACAAATAATAAATACTGAAAAAATATTAGCTAGTGATTTACCAGATAATATACCCATGAGTAAAATAGTTGGTAATTTACATGTTAGTAGAATTGATGGCTTAGATGATTATTTATCCACAATAGATGTTGATGGCGGCACACCATAACGGAGATTTAAAATGCCAGTTCAAAATAGAATTCAAGTAAGAAGAGGCACACTAGCTGTCGGATCAAACCAATGGACCACACAAGTATTATATGCTGGTGAAATTGGTTATGAAACAGATACTGGTAAATTTAAAATTGGAGACGGATCAACAGCATGGAATAGCCTAGGATATGCCGCTGTTTTACCATCTGATCTGACAGAAAATATTCAAGATATTATAGGAACTAATTTAATAGGAACAAATGGAATATCAGTAAGTTATAATGATGGTACTGGTAATACAACACTATCTTTAAGTGATCCAACTATTCAAGTTGCCGACATTACTGATTTAACAGCAACTGCCGCTGAAATTAATGTTTTAGATGGAGTAACATCTAGCACCACAGAACTTAATTATGTTGATATAACAACTCTTGGTACTGTTCAAGCTAGTAAAGCAGTAACAGCAGATTCTAATAAAGATATTACAGGATTACGCAATTTAACAGCAAGCGGCACAATAGAAGCAAATACTAATATTACTATTAATGGTAATAATGTTGCAACAGTAAGCTATGTTGACAGTTTATTAGGTGTTAATGATGCTATGGTATTTAAAGGAACTATTGGAACAGGAGGAACTGTCACATCATTACCAACAACATATAGTGCAGGATGGACATATCGAGTAATTACAGCTGGTACTTATGCTGGTATAGTTTGTGAAATTGGGGATCTAATTATTGCTATTATTGATAGAAGTGGATCAGGTAATCTTAATAGCGATTGGACAGTTGCGCAAACGAATATAGATGGGGCAGTATTAACTACACGAACATTAACGGCCGGAAATGGTTTAACTGGCGGCGGAGATCTTAGTTCTAATAGAACATTTGATGTTGGCGCAGGAGATGGTATTAGTGTAACCAGCGATGCGGTTGGTGTTGATAGTACTGTTGTAAGAACATCTGGTCCACAAACTATTGAGGGGTCTTTAACACTTATTGACTCTAATACTTATACTATATTTGATACAACAAATAATACTATATTAGTTAAAGCTCCAAATACAAATGATACTACCTATTATTTCTTAGGATTAGACGGAGGAGGATCTCCTCCTAGTAGTAATTCTGCTGATAGATCATTAGTATCAAGATCAACATCTCAAGTTAAAAGTGATCTTAGTTTAAATAATGTTGAAAATACCGCTTTGTCAACATGGGCAGGTAGTGGAAATATAACCACAGTTGGAACAATAAATTCTGGAACATGGAATGCTAATACTATTGGAGCATCTTATGGTGGAACAGGTCAAAGCGTTTATACAATTGGCGATATATTATATGCCTCGTCTTCATCTGCATTATCAAAACTCTCTGGAGTAGCTACTGGCAATACTATTATTTCTGGTGGAGTTGGAGTTGCTCCATCTTGGGGTAAAGTAGGACTAACCACACACGTAAGCGGCACATTATCTGTTGGTAATGGTGGAACCGGAGCCACCAGTTTAACTGGTATTCTTTTGGGAAACGGAGCAAGTGCAATTAGCTCTATTACTACCAGTACCGCTTGTCAAGTATTAGCTCGTAATTCAGCAAATACTGCATATGAATTTACTAGCATATTATGTGGCTTGACTATTGATGGTGGAACCCCATAATATAATATTAGGAAATAGGTATTTATGGCCGTTAATAATGTATTAAAATTAAGACGTGGCACAGAATCAACCTGGACATCAACTGATCCTATATTATCAGCAGGAGAGCCAGGATATTCTTCTGATGTTAATCGTTTAAAAATAGGAGATGGCACTAATGTTTGGACAGCATTAAATTATCTTAATCAAGAATCTTATAGTTTGGTCACAACAGTATATAATAATACTGGTAGTATTATACCAAAAATGAGTGTGGTATATATTAATGGTGGCCATGGAGATCAGCCCACAGTAGCTCTTGCAGCAGCAACATCAGAAGCATTATCTAGTAAAACATATGGTGTTACAGCAGAAGCTATTGGAATTAATCAATTAGGAAAGGTTATTGCTAGTGGAGCATTGACAGGATTAAATACTGATCAATTTAATCCAACAGCACCTAGTGGAAATGTTAATGGAACAAGTGTTTGGCTCAGCACAACGCCAGGTGGTTTAACCACTACGATACCATCTGATCCTAATCATTCTGTGTTTATTGGTACCATTATTAGAACCCATCAAAATGAAGGTATTATAGAAGTTAAAATTCAAAATGGCTATGAGTTAAATGAATTACATAATGTATCTGTTGGATCAGTAATAACTGGACAATTTTTATATTATAATGGAACAAGTGAATTATGGCAACCTGAACCAGTATTGTTTAGTGATGGTACCAATATTGGGATTGGCACTATAACTCCATCTAAAAAACTAGATATTAATGGAGATGTTAATATTGATGGTAATCTTACTTTTGATAGTTATACTGAAAGTGTAGTATCTAATGGTAATAGTGGAACTAGTAAAACTCTCAGCTTAGCTAATGGAACAGTTCATACTTGTACTCTAACTGGCAACTGTACATTTACAATGCCAACAGCAACTGCTGGAAAGAGTTTCTCATTATTCTTAAATAGCGGGGCTGGAAACTATACTGCTACATTTACCGGAGTAAGGTGGGCTGACAGTGCCACACCAACAGCAACTATTACTGCTAGTAAAGTTGATATATATAGTTTTATTAGTGATGGAACTTATTGGTACGGAAGTTTCTCTCAAAATTATGGTTAATAGTTATGTTTAGTATAAGACAAAATTTTACACAACGATCAACAAGATTGCCTAGAAAACGAAATCTTCTTGGTATGGATACTGTGTATCAGGCACAGCCATTTGTTGAGGTTGTTGGCAAAAATGAAAATACTATCGGATTAGATGTTGTTAGTAGGGCTCAACCATTTGTTGCTGCTTATAATAATATGACAAAAACATTTCCCTTTACACCTA